TTCCTCAAATACTAATTTTTTCGAATAATCATATGCATAGTTAGTTCTTGCTCCATGATGACCCCAACGAATCCATTTGCGAGCAAGACGCATGTAATACTCAATCGGTTGTCCTGGTTTTTTCATATAAGGCTCAATCATCTTCCAATCACCTTCATTCATCATATAATCAAGTTGTGCATCGATTGAAGAAGGATTTGCACCTATAGAATAAGCATGTCTACCTAGTCCATAATAACGAGCAGAATCAGTCCATTGAATTAAACCATATCCACCACTTCTACATGATTCATAAGATACTCTTGCGCCACCTTCGCAAATATTCGGAAAGAAGGTTGATTCTTGACGAATATTTCCCATGATGGTTGCAAGAGCATTTTTGTCTGTAATTCCTTGATCCTGAAGGAATTTTAAAGTTTTTGTTTCATAGGAATTACATCCATTACAAACTAACCTCATTTCTTTTGGCTTTTCTGGAGCAACCTCTTTGGTCGCTGTCTCCTGAGTTTTTGTTGGCTCTTCCTGAATAATTGAATATGGAGGCTGAGATGCTGCAGTTGAAGAGGCAAAACTCGGTGTTGGCAGTGTTGCCGCTGATGTCGCAACCGCACCAAAAAGAGATACGGTTACTTTTGTAAAGGTTTTTAGCATTTAATTGAATTGAACTCTACATCCGTATAGAGAAAGGGCTTCCCCTTCTTCTCAGAAGGCAATCTCCACGGCTCTAATGTCACAAAACTTCATAATGAAAAAGTATTTATAGTTTTGTGACCTGCCAAGCATAGCATGGTCTCATCTGCCTGTCAAGGGAGTGTCTCAAATTTGAATTAAAGGCGCATAAATATCGTATAACGCATATCACTCAAATGTCTAAGTCACCAAATAAAGGTAAGAAAGGGTCATCCAGCGGAAAGCAATCTAAACAAAATCAGGGTAATGCAACTGCTAAAAAAGCAAAAAATGGTGGAAAGAAAAAGTGAGGTGAAGTATGCCTCGTGAATGGAATACTCCCAAAAGAGAAAACTGGAATGCACCAATTCATCAGATTTTAAAGGCCATAGATAATCACAATCAAGAGTACTTTAAAACTGGAAATTCTTGGCATCTAGAAAAAGCTGATATGCTCAGAAATTATTTAAAAGAACTTAAAACTTGGATACATAAACAGGAAAATAGAAAATGACTGAACCTATTTTAAGTATCAATCTTATGATTGGTCTTGGACTACTTGGAGTAATTTGGGTAATTTATAAAGTTTTAATCTGGGATTATGAAGAAAAAAATTCTCCCCCTACTCATCATTCTTCGTCTTCTGACGAATGATGGAATCTTTTTAGAAAATAGAAGAAATCAATTTAAACCACAACCTCCAGAAGTTCGTGCAGCAATTCGCAGAACTTGGAGGCGTGGGAGAAAATTATTTTTTAGACCAAAGCAATCCTTCTTCTTTTCTTCTTTTACCTAAACCAAATTCAACATCTGTACCTTTATTGCGATAAAGATATAGTGCGTCTGGAACTTTACTCCATATTTTATTTCTTAATACATTTGTAATCGTATTAAAGTATGGAGAACCATAAAAATCAGCCCCAAGATTATAGGCAAAAGATAGCAATGCTCCTCTTTGATTTTCATTCATTTCATCCCAATATGGAATTTTCTGAAGAGAAGGGAGAAAGTATTTTTGTAATTGATATTCTAAAAGTTCATCTGCTTCTTGTTGAGTAATTGTAGTTCCCAATGAAAAGCGTGTTCCATCCTTAAGTCTAGTACTACCCCAACCAATCGTAATTGGTAGATTACCTGTTAAAGGATCTGGATAAGCAGTTAACTTACAACCTTCAAATTTTTTAATAAGTTCAACTCCACATAGAGGAAGATTGGTGCTCTGTGTTTGTGAAGTTGTCTCTACTTTTTTGCACTAAAAATTCTTCCCCATCCATCATTTCCTGCTGGACACCATCTTGCTGCTAACTCTGATTTTTTATAAACAACACCCTTTCCATTATAAACACTTGTAGTGTAACCATCATTCAATGAACCATAAGGATCATTAATGACATAATCTCCACTATCAGTTTTTCCAATTACAACTACCATGTGTCCACCAGTAGGAGCAGATCTTGGTCCACGATGAAGAATTCCAATTACAACTGGTCTACCTTCGGAAAGCTCACGATCTAGATCTGCAAAAGTTAGATTATATCTAAAAGTAGATTCTACTCCATAAGATTGAAGTACTTTTGTTTGAACTGTATGATCGGTAGTATCACCAACTGCAAAAACTTTACGAATATAATCATCGTCTCCCTTTGGTCCCTTTAACGTGCCAGGTTTAAAATATTCAAGACACATAGCACAACAAGAACTGTTACAAGTACGGGCAGCATCTCTGTAATTATCGGTTTGTGGGTAATAGGGAACTGAAAGAATACTTGATTTAGGAGATTCAATTTTTGTTCTAAAAATTCGAATCCAGTTTGAATCATCCTGTATCAAATCCGAAGCTTTTACTAGTAGATCCTTTTCAAACTGTTCTACTGCAGCTACATGCTTTGGATTCTTCTCATCGTAAAATTTAAAAAAATTGTGAAGATCGATTTGCATACGATTATATAATTCTAAAGTATATATAAAAAACATTAAAAATTAATAATTATGTCATGGAAATATAACAATGAGGATTTTACTGAAGCACCTAAAGGAATTGAAGGATTTGTTTATTTGATTACAAATCTAACAAACAATCGAAAGTATATTGGTAAAAAGAGTTTTTGGACCAGACAAAAGGATCGAAAGACTGGTCGTAGAAAAACTAAAGAGAGTGATTGGAAAAATTACTTTAGTTCTTGTGATGAACTTAAACAAGATGTTAAGGATTTAGGAGAAGATAAGTTTCTAAGAGAGATACTCTACCTATGTCCTCATAAAAAGTCTATGTCTTATTATGAAACTTATGAACAATTTATTCGTAATGTATTAATGACTGAAGATTATTATAATACGAATATTGAAGGTAAATTTTATAGTTCTGAAAAAGAAAAGATCTATGAATCCGTTAAGAAATCCATAGATCTTTAAGTATCTTTAAGTAACTTAGTCCTACTCTTCAACGGCGACAAACCTAGTCTAGCAACTTTTGGGGATCTTGTCAACCCCCTCAATGTATGCTATAATCGTATCACTTGCCGTAAGTCTTCCACATTGCTGCAGCGGCAATTTTAGTTGCTCGTTCCTTTCCGTATTTTGGTGATGCCTTCTTCACAATTGCTTCAAATCCAGAACCCCTTTTGCCAATATCTTTTCCGGCTTGAATTTTTTTGGCCAATTTTTTACGTCCTTTTACGGTTCCAAACTTTTCAAGTAGATAATATTCAACTAGACTATCCCAGTCATAATCAGAAAGATCATAACCTCCATAAACAAGATCAGTTACCCATTCTGAGATTTCTTCAGATAAAAGGTAATTTTCATATTCCTCCATGATATTTTGAATGGATTCTTGATCCATTTCTAACATTAAATAATTAGCTTCATTTAATGTATCTGCGTGTCCACGAGAAACCAAATATTCGAGAATAATATCATATGGTTCATGTTCATAATGCGATAATAAAGCACTTCTTTGTTTTCCTCCTTGTGGCATTTTATTAGCTGTAGATTGAATTGGATTTTGTTTTCCAGTAACTGATGTACTTCTAATAGGTTGGGTAGCGGTAGGAACAATTGGTCTTATCGGTGCTGCTACTGGTCTTTGTACTTGTGTTGGTGTTGCAGGTGCTTGTCTTCCAGCTACAACTGGTGCTGCTACTGGTCTTATCGGTGTCGCAGCAGGCCCTGGTGCTGCTACTGTTCTTTGTACTGGTGTTGGTGTTGCAGGTGCTTGTCTTCCAGCTACAACTGGTGCTGCTACTGTTCTTTGTACTGGTAATGGTGTAGAAGGTGCTTGTCTTCCAGCTAAATTGGGTGTTTGTTCAGTAGAAGCAGCAGGTAATCTACTTCTAAAATCCTTCATCAAAGGATTATCAGTTTGTGCAGTACCACGAATTCTTTCTTTTTCTGCAGCAACTGCAGCCAGTCTAGGGTTAGCCATAGCCCATACACCTTTTCCAGTTTCGGTAGCACCCGCAGTATCACCAGCCTTCATTTGTTGATTCCAAACTGCCATTCCAGATTTAATTTTGTCGGCTGTTGGTAAATTTGCTGGTGATGATGCCCCTGGTTTTGGTGTAGATGCCCCTGGTTTTGGTGTAGATGGTCCTGCAGCAGGTGCTGCTGAACCAGTTCCTTGACCACCTGAAGGCTTACCTTGTCCTGCAGCAGGTGCTGCTGAACCAGTTCCTTGACCACCTGAAGGCTTACCTTGTCCTGCAGCAGGTGCTGCTGAACCAGTTCCTTGACCACCCGAAGGCTTACCTTGTCCTGCAGCAGGTGCTGCTGAACCAGTGCCAGAAGTAGAAGATGATTGTTGTCTTCTTGCTTCTTGCTCGGCTTTTGCTTTATTAGAAGCCTCCATATCCCTTTTAATTTGTTCTGGACCTCTTGTTCTACTATATCTTTGAAGATCTTGATCTAGTCGCTTCAAATCCTCTGGATTAAGTTGCTTTGTATCAACTGGCATCCATTGTGATTTTCCATCTTTTTTTATAATATAACCTGGTTTACCATTTACTGGCGCAAAAACCTTTGACGTATCTTCTGAAATAGGGCGACCATAAAAATCATATCCCTCATTATAACCTACAATTTTTCCCCCTAAAATTTTCAAACTTTTTGGCGGTTTAGACTTTTCTGGGCTAGTGGAATCGGATGAAGACGATGAACCCGATGAATCATTAGGATCGGGTATTATTTCACCGACTCCCTTTAAAGCATTATGACCGTGGCCAAGTATTTTTGTTATAGCTCCTCCAGTTGCTTGCTTATCTACATCCTTTAAATAATTTCCCACCATTGGTCCGGCAGCTTGCACTGCTATTATCGGCGCACCAATTCTCCCAGCCCATGCGCCCAATTTTTGCAAAGATCTTCCCGCACCATAAGTGACTCCAGGTGTTTTTTTAGGAACACCGACAAATATTGGTTTAATTGCATGTTTCCAAGTTCCACCAATAACTTTACCAACAGCACCCCCAATAGCACGCAAAGGAATACCTTCACTCAAATAATATTCATAAAGATCATCATAAGTATAATCACTTAAATCATACCCTTCATTTAAAAGATCATCAATCCAAATATTAAAACTTTCTACGATTTGCTCTTCAGTAATCTGTTCAGATTCATAAATGGAGTTATAAGCCTCCATCAAATCATATGCCTGATTTCCAGTAAGTCTTTGCATTTTAATTATTTTATTCCTATATGTTTATTTATTATTTTTTAATGCTGGATTATGCAGGTCTTATTAATGAAGTTGTTGGGCCTTGTACCGGTTTAGGGCCTACTTTTTTAGGACCTACTATTTTTGGTCCTACTTTTTTGGTGCCAACTCCATAACCAGGAAGCCTTTGATTTGTTGCTGCTTGTGGTGAGATTCCAAGCTGTCTAGTATATTGTTGAGTATTTCTTAGGGCCGTTCTATATTCACCTCTTGCTGCTTGTGCATCAGCTTGTCTTTGACCTCCGATACCAGACCATCTTGAAAGTCTGGCTAATGGAGTATCATTTCTAGATTGAATAGATGCTCTAGCCATATAAACTGGTCTCCCACCAGAATATGCCAAATCTCCTACAACTTGCCTACCAGTTTTTGGATCACGAATTAGTTGAGTAGGTGCTAATTTTGCTGTTTTTCCTTGTGAAGTAAGAGTCCTATTTTTTTGATTTATTATTGGAGCCGATCCACCTAAACCAGTTAGCGCAGATCCCTTTCTAGTTCCATATGCATTAGAGGTGGCGGCAGCTTCTCTTGAAGATCGATTTCTTAATGTACTTGCAGCTTCCCTTCCTGCTCGAATTTCAGATTTTTTACCTCCAAAATAAATGTCTGTGGCAGTTCCTGGTAATGCTGGGACTCCAAATTCTGCGGGTGTTATTCTAGTTGCCCCAGATTTTTGCATAATATCTCTAGTTAAATTTTTCTGTTTAATAGCTGGTCCCATGATTGGAACATTTTCCATCCCTTTTTGAATAGGAGCAAGCTTATTTACAGCAACATCATATAGTTTACTTCCGCCAATAGCACCAAGAGAACCAAGACCAAATGATACTGCACCCTTTACCAAAGGTGGGGCAGGTATGGCCATACCTGCCCCAGCTAATCTAGCAGAGGCCGCTCTTGCAGCTAATTTAGTTAGAGTCTCACCACCAACAGCCGCTGCCGCACCTCTGACTGCATTTCCAGTATCTTGCCCCTCGCCCTTTCTTCTAAAAAATTCAAACCCACCAGTGCCGAACGCTTGTGCATATTTGCTCGCTTGCTTCATACCTGTTCGAAGCTCAGATGAAGGTCTAGCACCAGGAGGTGGGGCTCCGGCGCCAGGAGGTCTAGCACCAGGAGGTGGGGTTCCGGCGCCACCAGAAGGTCTAGCACCAGGAGGTGGGGTTCCAGCGCCACCAGAAGGTCTAGCACCAGGAGGTGGGGTTCCAGCGCCACCAGAAGGTCTAGCACCAGGAGGTGGGGTTCCGGCGCCGCCAGAAGGTCTAGCACCAGGAGGTGGGGTTCCAGCGCCACCAGAAGGTCTAGCACCAGGAGGTGGGGTTCCAGCGCCACCAGAAGGTCTAGCACCAGGAGGTGGGGTTCCGGCGCCAG